CCGCCTGCAATTGACACTCCGTTCACCTTTGCAGAATCCCCATAAGTGGATTGTGTTCCTGCATCATTGATGATCGTAACTGTAGTGGCCTTACTATTTAACTGGCTCACATTAGTGAAAGCCCAAGTAGTTACTGATGTTGTTAAACCACCCAGAACTACTGATCCTTGATTAACGTCAACAGTTAATGTACCTCCAATTGCAGTAAGTGGTGTATTCCAATTACCTTGTACTTTTTCCGTAATATCTGCCGCAAGGTGAGTAGTATCATTGAAGGTACTGATACCACTTACTTGAACATCACCTCTTACATCTAATCTGGACGAAGGAGCAGTTGACCCCAATCCAACATATGCACCTTTAGTAACAACAAAAGTTTCACTATCTACAAGATCTTCTTGAGACGAAACTCGTAATCCATGTGCATTACCTTTAGTAATTGCCCATAGTGTAGGTTTTTCATTAGAGAATGATGCAACTTGTAGTTGAGACGTAGGAAGAGAGGTTCCGATGCCCACCATACCATCGGCCCTAATCCTCATCATCGTAGTTGCATATCCAACCTCAATAGGACCATCTGCAATGGCACCTGGTTGTTGGATAGTAATTTTTCCAATATCAGCGTAACTAGTAGTAACAACTCCAGTAGTGTTGATATTAATAGAATCGGAAACTGTTGAAGCTTCCTCAGCATACGTTGCAGTACTAGCAATACCTGCATTAGTAGAATATCCTGCCGTAGAAGCAAAGGATACAAAACTAACCAAGTTATCACCATCTCCGAAGACAGAATAAACTTCTTCAAAGTTGGCGTTAATCTTCAACGTTCCTGCTAGCAGGGTATCACCCGTGCCGTCATTCGGAGCAGTACCAGTATTAATCCCTTGTCTAGCCATTACATGAAAGGTGGTTTTCTGTTATTTATAGTTTAATATGGAGGGTTGTCATCGTGAGTTGGGAATGTATCGTCAACCGTAGTTACATCGGAATTCATTCTCTTCACGTCATAATAGAAATTATTATCAACTGTAGTTTCTGCGATTGCAAATCTAGATTGGACAAATGTAGTGTCACCAATAGATTTGACCTTCACCATCTCATCATCAATCTTGATGATGTCATTCTTAGCAATTGAACCAATACCAGAGGTAATAGAAATACTCTGGTCACTTGGACCCAAGTTAGATCCAATACCAATACTCAGTTTTTTATTTTTAATTGGTGTCTGAATGATATTATCAATCATAATCAGAGCATTCAAATTGGGATTGGAATATCTTAGAACGTGATTGCCTGTTCCAAATCCCGTAAAGTTAAGTGGAAGTCCTGTAGGAATACCACAAAGTTTAAAGTTAAAGTCATCTACCTTATTTACATAAACCAAATCTGGCATTGTTGTGCCACCCAATTGAATTGGTGTTAGGAAAATATCATCAGTAGGTGTAGCTCCTCCAATATATGTACCTGCAATGGAAATAACATCAGTATGTGCATAACCACTTCCACCCTGAACAACTTCAACGTCAACAACATCTAAGTTGGAATCTCTAGTGATATTGAAAATAGCACCAGTTCCAGCATTATTATTTGTTGATGGAACATTAGTATACGTTGACTGAATACCTGTGCGTGTACCAGTAACTCTAGTAACAGGGAATGATAAGTCATTAGCAGGAGACGCGCCTCCCAACCAAGTACCACCAATACTTACAGTATCTCCAACAAAGTATCCATTACCACCCTTAGTTAAAACTACATTAGTAGAAAGAGTAGATCCTTGACCATCATATGTAAATTTAACTTGGAATCTAGCACCAGTACCTCTAGTAGAGATGCCTGGGATACCACCCTCAAGCATTCCAAAACCAAACACCTTAAAGGTGACGATTGGGAATCCAGATGTCAATGAAGTACCAGTAACTCCACCCTCAGGAATTTCAACGTTATATCCATTCTCAAACATTGCACTGCCACCAACACCAGAGGTGACTGCGGTCATAATGATATCTTTTGTACCAACAATTTGATCTGTAGTACCAATACCAATACCATCTCCTCCTTGTTTGTCATAGATCAACTCTTGACCAGTTTGGAAGTTATGATTAGGTAGATTAATAATATTATTAGTTAGATCAACTACATTTGGATTAGAAGAAGCAAAGGACACTCTAAAGATAGGACTTCCTTTAGACTTCAACTTAAATTGAGTCGAACCTACAAGAGTACCAGTTCTATCATGAGCACCATTGAATCCTGTAGAAATATCATCAATATTCAGAACTTTGTTTGTCTTATTAAGAATGTAACTCTTAATAGGTCTACCTTCTGGGAAGAATATTCTCTGAACGGTTCCATCAGTCAATGCATCATCTTCAGTAACCATAGCAAAGTTTTCTCTGGTTCCCATGTAGATTTCATTGTCAACATTGACAATAAGATCGACCTTTGTATCGACTGGTTTAACTGCCATGTTGGTAGACTTGGCAACACCAACACTTACTAAATCAAAAGTCTCAGCATCTTTCTTAGGATCACTCTCTAGCTGGAAGTCGGAGAACTCTCTGAATCCAGATGGGTGTAAGATAGATCTTACGGATTCTTTCCAAGTATTATAATCAAGATTACTCTTAACTGAATAAGAGAACTTCTGGTAGTAGAAGTTGTCAGATATTCTTTGACTGAAATCATTAAGAATACCAGTTTCTAGATCATTCTTTTCAATTTTATCTCTAGTTACTCCCAATCTAGTTTTAACACTAAACCTACTTACATATCTGACGTTACCCTTCAGTTCAGATACTTCGCCAACCAAAGTATCACCTTCTCTCAATGTACCAATAGTATCTCTGAGTCTAAGTTGACTAATCTCACCATTCCAACCATTTTCTGCAACATATCCTTCAAATTTATTTGAAGTTACTTTCTCACCAGAAAGATACTTAGCATCATCAATCAACTTCATGCTAAACTTAGCCATGTCATTGTAGTTGACAATGTATCCTAAGGTAAAATCATCATCATATGAACCCAAAGGAGCAGTAGTAATGCCAGGAGCATTAGCCATACTGTAAGTAACTGTAAAGTTTGCAGTGTTTACACCAGTTACAGTAAAGAAATTATAGTCGTAAAGATCGGAGTTAAAGTTCTGTTCACCTGCGGCAAAAGAATCTGGTTTTAATCTACACCCTTCAATAAACACTCTGTCGCCAATAGCAAAAGGTAATTCAATATCGGTAGATCCATATCCAGTTCTAATGGGAATATTGAACTGAGGATCAAGTAACAATTCAACAGTTACATCTGTACCACTATGTGTAATTTGGTCAATGTCATAACCATTGGAATTATTTGTAGTAATAATGCTCAGTGGTTCGTAGAACTCAAATGCATTCTGAGTTACATCAACTTTAGATACAGCTCCACCGTTTACATGAGCAGCAAGTTTAGCAGTATCATTACCACGAATTTTTAAGTTAGGTGGTTGAGTGTAATTTCTACCTCCATCAGTTACTCTGATCTCATCAATCCTTGCAATTCCATTTACATCAACAATTGCAGGAACATTTAGGAATGGTAATAGTGTAGGATCGGTAGGATAATCAAATCCATCCTTTACTCTCTCTAGAGTGTCAATCTCACCAATTTCTTCGGAGAAAATCTTAGCAACTCCATCAACACCTGCATCACTTTCAAATCCAACAACCCTAGGAAGTTTTCTATATCCCTTACCTGGGAAGTTAACTTTCAATCTAGCAATAGGACCAATAGCAGTAGAAGAACTTGTCTCGTAAGTAATGGTAGATACACCAGCCAACGATACAAACATCTGAGGTTCAGATGGTTTGCTCTTCAGGTTAAAACTGAATGTCGTATCATCGACTTTAACAATTTTATGTTCATTATCAAGAACGATCTTATTCAGGGTAATATTGTTTCTTCCCTTTACTTCATTATCAGAAGATACATTTAACTTTCTAGCGTCAGAAGGAACAACAGGAATAATCTGATAATAACACTTTCTTGGGAAGTCAGTAGAAGTTGTAATTTCAACTTTAGCACCAAGGTTACCAGTAATTCCATCTCTCTTAATATTAAATCCTTGAGTGGAGTTACCACTAGTTTCAATATCTTTTACAAATCCAATATCTTCAAAGAACTTAAGTTCCATGTTTCTGAGACTTACATCAGAAACATCAAAGACAACCTTATCACCTTTAACGAAATCAAATGGAGGATTGACTCTTGCTAAGAAGTAATTACCAGTTGGTACATTGGTGATGTTTACAATTTTTCCAGTATCAACGTCTGCTTTGTGCTTACATAGTTTGATAGCTTCTGGCGACTCTCTTAGTACAAAATATGTCTCGTTATTTTCAAGTCCAGTAATAATTGTGTTATCAGCATAGAAGACAACTTTATCACCTGTTTGATAACTAGTATCGTTAATTTGGAATGCAGTCAAATCAGCAGTAAATGCAGTTTGATCGAACTGAATTTTCTTAGTAGTGATTTTAGCAATAACTGGGTCAAATCTCAACTCTACAGTTTCTGTTTGAGTTGGAATAGCAGTTAACTTAATATCATCATTAGTTACCAGACCGTGATTAGTCTTAGTATTAATTTCACCAAAATACCTCTCAGCAACAGAATTTACTTTAGGGAAGTTAGTAGCTAGAGAATGTGCAGCACCAATATTACTTGCAACATTATACCAGTAAACAGCATCACCGTCAGTTGGGAATCCAACTGTAGATATACCAAGATAATCATTACCAAAGTTTACTGCATAGTAGGTCTCACCACTATCAAGTCTTTCTGTACCAACCCCAGAAGTTGATCCAACAGCAGTCTTAGCATATGTAAGTGATGTTCCACCAACACCCATATGATACACAAGACTCTGACCTGTATAGAACTTGTGGTTAGGAATGTACAGTTGTCTTTGAGGTACAAATCTATTTTCAATAGTCTCGTTAGCCGCAGAAAGACCTAAACCAGTTAGAGAAATATCATAATGTGTTCCAGTAGATCCCATACCTACCGTAAAGGTAGGATCAAAGAAGAACATCTCATTGGTATAGGTTAGATACGAAAGTTTAGTATCTTTCGTTTCTGCCAATTCAAATTTATTTGGTTTTAGGAAGACATTGTTAGTTCCAACAGCATGTGTTACTGCAATACCAACATAGTATTCTCTATTGACTCTAAATCTACTAAACTCCTCGTCAACATTCAGAATTGTTAAGGTCTCAGTACCAATACCAATCGTATCTCCAGGATGGAAGTTTCTAGTATCGGTTACAGATATGACCGTAGTAATACCAGTAGCACCTACATCATTAAGTTCAACAGCAAGACCAGTTGTCCTGTTTTGGACCTTAATCTTCTGTTCTCCATTAAACTGGGTAAACTCTGAAGTAGAGATACCAGAAAGAATGATTGTTTCCCCATCAGAAAACTCATGAGGGATTGTTGTTACACCGATAATTTTATTGTTGACCAATCTAAGATCAACTTCAGTTAAGGTAGAAACTCCAATCTTAATAGTGTTTACTTCAGCACCAAGAACAGCTCCAACAACAATGTTAGCTCCTGTACCATCGGTTCCAGTATTATCTAACTGTAGGTTATCATCTACCCTATAACCAGATCCTCTAGCAAAGACACTTACCGAAGTAATACCAGATGTCTTTACTTTAGTAACATCAAATCTCTGTTTGAATGAATCTTCTACTCTATCAATAAGTTCATACTTCGAGTTTCCAGCGGAAAGGTAATATGGACCAATATTTCTAGTAAGATCTCTAGATACAAGATCAACGTCTTGGTTGAAGAAAGTTGTGAAGTTTTCATCAATAGGAGTATCCCTAAAACTATCACCTAAGATGTATGGGAATTTAGGTGCAGCAACACCACTAGAGTCAACATCGATACTGTAGAAGTATGCATACGTTCCATCTGGGAATTGTGGAGTTACGCAATTTCTACCGCCATACTGATCTAGATCTCCAGAGTTATCAAATATAAAATCATTAGTGAAATATCCTAGCTGGAAGCCAGGAGGTCTTAGACCGACCTTGTTTGTAGCATCGAGGATATATCCACTCTTAAGACGTACAACAGGTCCTCCAGTCGATTCTGAGAACCCATAAGGACCATATATGGGGTTACCATCGTAAGCAAAACCTAGAATAGGTGAGTGAGATGCATTAGCAGACAATTCAAGATTGCCAGAATCAATGTTATCACCTAACTGATATCTCAGTTGGTTAGGTGGATACATCGAATATGTCTGTAACTGATACTCTGGGTTTGTACTAGGTTTAATTAACAGAGAATCCGCAGGATCAATAATATTTTCATTCTTAACAACCTGATTGATTTTCCACTCACGAACATTAGCGATGAATTTAGCGTCAACACCTCTGTTTTGTAGTGTGAGGGTAGTATCACTAGAGGC